GTCCCCCACACGACCGAACATTCAACATGGGTGTTCTCAATCCAGATGGGAGCATCCTTGCGATGGGCGAGGCCCGTGTCAAAAAGGTTGCTGAGCAGATTGCTAGCAAGAAGGCGCTGGATACAATGTGGTCTACGTAAAACGACATTGGTAATAGAGGAATGGCAGCAACAGATACGGGTGCCGTCGCGAAGATAGATGGCCTAGACGATTCCACCCGTGACCTTAAGGGTAAAACCGAATCGGGGTGGCACATTCCATCGGGCGTAGTGCCATCGGTGTCTCTGCGTCGCGGGGAGATTGATGAGGATCGGATACAGTCAAAAGAAGTGGGCGGGGGAAAGATTGCCCCGAGGTTATTCTACGAGGATGGTACACCGGCTCCCTATACCGGGGGAGACGTTCTGAGTATGATTCGGCAGAATCCAGAAGAACGGGGTGCACCGGGTCTGGTATCGCGCCTGATAACCGAGATGCTTGCTTCGCAGAGCCCGGAGGAACGCGCTGCGTATGACCCGAAAGATGCGGTCGATATGGCGGTTGCGTGTGCTCGCGGAGAAGACGGGGACGATTCGGCGTCGTCCTTTGTGTACCAGGATTTTCTTAAGCGCTATATGCGATCGCGCACACCAGAGCGGGGTGTGCTCGTGTATCACGGGCTGGGGTCCGGTAAGACGGCAGCGAGTATCGGGATGATCGAATCGTGCCTTGATACGCGGCGCATCGTAGTTATCCTGCCCGCGTCTCTGAAGGATAACTACCGGCGCCAGATGGAGCGATTCGTTCCGGCATTCTTTGGGAACGGCTACCTGGGTGGTTCTTGGCACTGGCGATTCCGTGGGATCGGTGCGGGTGATGCTAGCGAGATAAAAGAAACCTCAGAACGACTTGGGATTCCTGAAGACATCATCCGTAAAAACGCCGGGGTATACGAACTGGATGCGGATGAGAACAAGGGGGGGATACCTCGTCTCTCACTTCCACGCGAAGAACGTCACAAGCTAGACGCGCAGATTCTTCAAACGGTATTTTCGCGCATCACGATGTATTCTTCCAACGGCCTTTCTTCTCGTAAATCTAGGAAGAAGAACACCTCAAAAGATAGTGATTCGGCTGGTAAGAAACGTGTGGAACGGAGCCGGCTCTACGTTGAGGATATTAACCTAGACAACGCCGTGATCGTGTGTGACGAGTTTCATCGGATCATAAGCATGCGGCGGAATATGTCTCCGGTTGGACTGGCTCTCTACGAGAAGATACGAGACGCAAAGAATGCCAAGGTGGTCGCACTGTCGGGAACCCCCGTCGTAAACGCACCATACGAGGTTGCGCTTATCGCGAACATGCTACACGGGAAGCAGTTTCTTCATTTTTTCAAGGTTGCGTTTGCGGATGGTCGCAGCCCGGCGGACTGTGCCGATGAAGCGGTCACGCGGGATGTTCTGCTGGATCCCATCGTAAGGTTCACCCGGATTCAGCCGTCTACGCGCCGGGGTGGTGGGAATGAGTTAGTAGTCGTGAAACATCCGCTGGGATTCCGGAGCGTGTACGATAGCGAGGGTAAATACGCGGGTGTGGTATACGAACCAGACTGGGAGGGCCACGGTGCACGGGACGACGAGACTGGATGGAGGCAGGCCCTCGCTGACCGACTCAGAGGGAAGGGGATTCTCATCCTTCAGCGTCCAACGGATGTGCGCGTTGGCCACGAGGACTGGCTCCCAGAGCAGGAGGATGTGTTCCTGGATATGTACACAAAGTCGGGCGCGCGAGATGCCGAGGGTGATGAAATCATTGAACGCCGCGAGGAGTTATCGCGGCGACTTCTCGGGAAGATTAGTTATTACAGGGGTGCAGACCTGCAACTTCTCCCGAATGCTCCGCCGATTCAGGTGATCCGTGTGCCGATGAGCGAGGAACAGTTTGGCGTGTACGAATCGCAGCGCAAGGAGGAAATCACGCGCGAAGATATGGCACGCAAACGCGGTGTTTCAAACAAGTCATCCAAGGGAGGGGGTGATGATGATACGTTTGGGGCACGTGTGATGACGCGACCCGCGTGTAATATGGTATTTCCTGAATCGATCGAGAGACCCACGATGAACGCGATACGAACCCGGCTGGGTGAGAAGACCGTCAACAGCAAGCGCGTCATTGAAGCGTATGCCGAGGAGAGCAGGTTTGCGATTGAGGCACTCCGTGAACACCCAGCATTCAACGAGGCGGATATGGATGTCCGCCTGGAGAACCTCCGCCGTTACTCCCCCAAGATGGTTGCGATGATAGACAGGATCCAGAAGACGGACGGACTGGTTCTGATATACAGCAACTACCTCCATATGGAGGGTCTCGATGGTGTTGGTGTGTTCTTGGAGAAGATGGGATACGAGCCGATGCGGCTTGTGTATGAGTCTACGGAACGAGGTGGTGCGGTCCGGGAAGGCATTCGGGGTAGAAAGGCCGCCGCGCGCGGTGGGATTGACGAGCAATCCACCCTCCGCGTCGAGAGGATGATTCAAACCGAAGAGCTGCCCGAAGAACGTGCTGCTTTTATAAAGGCTCCAAAATACATCATATACTCCGGAGATGTGGATGAGATAAAGCGTTCCGCGATCGTATCACTCTTTCGAGGAGAAATCTCGCGCTTGTCGCCTCGTCTGCGCAAGGACATCGTGGAAATCGTTGGGGGTGAAGAGGCGGTTCGGGGCGATGGTACGGATAATCTCCACGGAGAGATCGTAAAAACGCTGATGATTACAGGTGCTGGTGCGGAGGGTCTTGACCTGCGTGGTATCCGACAGGTTCATATCTTGGAGCCTTATTGGAATCGTGCGCGTGAGGAGCAGGTGTTTGGTCGGGCGGTTCGTATCTGTTCACACGCGCTGCTACCAGAAGACCAGCGTAACGTAGACAGGTACACATACATCTCTACGTTTACTGAAAGCCAGGTATCCTCGGGTGGTTCGAGTGAGCTGGTTGTGCGGGACGACGGGAAGACGACGGACGAGTACATATACGAGCTTGCTTCTAGGAAGCAGCGGGTGATCGATGCGTTCCTCCGGCTCTTGCGTTCGGTTGCGGTTGACTGCGCGCTCCACGCCAAGAAGAATGATATGCTTACATCTGAGTGTTACGTGGCACCGCGAGGTGATATCCGGGAACTGGTTTCACCGTCCTTTGCGGATGATAAGGATGATATGCGGGTCATCAAATCCAGGCGTCTCCGTGGGCTGATTGATATTGAGGCTCACCTGGTATACATTGGGAAGGACAAGAAGGAATACCCACGTGGTTCTGCGGTAGTAGTCTATGACCCGAATACTCGTATTGCATATGAACTGGACCCGATACTTACTGGGTATGTGACTCCTATCGGGGAGATGACAACCTCAATGGATGGCATCGACAGGATTGTATTGTACAAGGATATCTACGGCGGTGATGATTCTGAGGTGCCGCTGGGTGTATCGCGGGGTGATAAGACAGCCGCCGCTCCAATGGTAGAATCCGTGGCAGCAGCCGCATCCAGTGGTACGCCTATCAGAGGAGATACTGGGTTTAGATATGTATTTAAGCAGGAAGACTACGACCTCAAGCCTAATCCTGAAGAATACCAAGCGGCAATGACCCAGATGATGGACGCGGCGATGTGGGACCTGATTCCCCGGTGTGTAAACACCGACGGTGTTGCTGTGTTTGCGATTGGACACCCCGGGTCTGGTAAATCTAGCACGTGGCAGACGATATATGAGGAGTCGCGTGAGACGTATTTAGACGAAACGATACCCGATGTAGACGCGTTCGTACGGATCGACCCCGACGAGTTCCTCCTTCACAATCCATTCTTCGTACAACATCTCCGCGAAAGGGTCGCCGCCGCGTCTGCGGACGGTACGGTTACGCTAAACCCAAACGTGGTTGGAAACAGGACAATCCGCCGAATGATGAGAGAGGGTGTAGACCAGTTGTTTAGACTGTGTGTTGAGAATCAGTATTCGTTCGTGTACGAAACACTCTGGCAGGACCCCGACTATTACCTCCAGAACGTGTACCTTCCAACGCGCGAATCATTCAAGCACGTGTTTGTATACGTATTCCAGAATGATTCCCTCGAGGATGTTACTAGCGGAATCGCAAAACGAGCCGAAGCAACCGGTCGCTACGTTCCCGATGTGCTTGTTCGGGAGAAATGGGAAGAGGGGATGCGCAGGACGCTTTTAGACCCAGATGTGAAATACACAGGGGGGTCAATCTTGCAAGCCCTCGCAAGCCCGTCAACACCATACATGCCGGCAAACGAGGGACAGTTGATACAGACCACAAACGAGGGGATATACGAGTCTAAATATAAGGTTATGGTACTTAATGGTATTCGGTAATAAATACGGTAATCGCCCACGGAGAGTGAAACGTACAGATCGCAGATTCAATCTGGTCGGGGGGTTCATCCGATGAGCCACTGGGTGTGTATGCAGCCCCATCCGTGTATACACGGTCACTGTATTCGTTTTTACCTCTGAGTTTGATACGAACCCCGTGTACACCCTGGGTTGCGGGGACGTGTATCTTGTTATCTTTTGTGATGCTAATACCGGTTAACTCGGTATTGACGTAGTCCCCATCTGGGTTTCGGAACGTAATCGTGTAGTTCTCGTCGGGGTGTCGTTGGATCGTATGTGGGCTTGGCTTAAGGATGGCTGGGTGGTTATGAGACTGGAACGTGTAGATGTCGTTTCCATTTAGAGAACATATCATAAACGGAGAAGATGTATCACGTATACTCTGTGGCATTAGAATGCGATCCACCTGGATATAGCGCGTGTTGTTGTCGGGTGTGTACTGGATACGCACTGGGTATACTTCGTCGGGATTATACGTCACCGACACCGTACGGACCGTACGTATTGTTGTGGGCTGGTTCATCGTATGTTCCAAGCCATGGCTGGCTGGCTGGGTGCTGGTTGTTGGGTGTGGTGGTACAGGGGGGTATGTAGTGATTGGTGGTGGTGTCATCGTGTGTGGTGCGATGGGTGGCTGCTGGCTGGCTGGGTGCTGGTTGTAGGTTGGTATATGAGTAGGTGAAGCAGCCGTGGGGGATGTGGGTGCTCCGTGATTGTATACAGGGGTATCCGGCGTGTACCCAGCTGGATGATGTTGGGGTGGAGGGGGTGTATGTGAGTCGGATGGTGGGGGCGTTACACCCAGAGATGCGTCTTGCTCGAGCCGTCTTGCCATTTCTTGTTGTACGAGATTGTCAATGGATGCCTCCTTTTCTTCTGGTGGTGCGTCCGACGTACCCTTGTGTGTATCTTGGGTGGGGATGGATTCAAGTTGCTTGGATGCTCCTGCGATTGCCCGTGGGATTGCCTGAAGAGCCAGCATCGTGGTCTCCCTCTGGATGTCACGAGGTGAAGCGTCGCGATTCCTGGATGTAGATTCAAGACACTCTGCAACGGATGCGGTTGCGGCATCATATTGTCTTCTAGTTATCTGAAACGGGATGGTACCTTGTTGTGCTAACGTCTGTAGCACGTGTTCCCGGATAATATCTACGATTGTCGATGACATACTAAAGTCTAGAGTCCTATTTTCTACCTCTTCCGAACGAGGGTGAAAGGAGATATTTTCTTAGACTTTTTACGTTCTTCTCATCGCGTATTGTGGTAACCGCTTTTCGGAGATTCCCGTGGGTTGTGATCATATCAAGGAACACGATGCAGAACGTCCCGCACTCAACACCTCCTTTCTGGTTCGGATAGTCGTTGTACAGGAGGGTCATTTTCTTGTGGAAATATGTTTGGTACTGGTCAGCAACACTCTTCATAAACACGACAATCTCGTGTTCGGGGAAAAACCCATAGCTGTCGTAGTAGCATATCCGACCGGTACGAAGACACCCATACACGCATATCCAGTGTCCGCCCGGCTGGTCGTGTGGATGCGTGTTAAAAACGATACCGAAGGATGTTTTGCCCCTGCGCACGATATCACGGATATCGAACCGACACAACTCGCTCACCGCGCACCTACCAAACTCATCTTCTGCGGCAAAATCGATCGGTGTCGTCTCCAAGAAAATGAAATGTGGGTGTTTCTTCTCCACGTGTTCCATTGCTGCGTTTACCTCATATGTGTTCCATGGTTTTCCTTTTAGCAACTCGTTGTTTGGCGCCTCTGGTGGTGGAGCATTCTTTTCGTCGTCTGACAACACCCCCGCAACGGATTTTCCCACATCAGACTGCAGAATACACGCGTCGCTATGATGCGGCAGTAGCTGTTTGGAACAACGGTCCATAAATGCGGTCCGAACTGCCCGGATAAGACGCCTGCGTGCCGATTTCGTTGGCTTATCCACCGTTGTCGCACGGAGTATATCGTCGGGTATAACACTCTTAGACTCTGGATATAGCCGATTGTAGGTTATTGCGATACGGACAAGTGATTCTGTAGAAAAACAAGAATCCCTCATTGTTTCCTTTGAGGAACGAAACACCTTCCCCCTTGATGTTGGATTTGAACAACTTTCCATCTGTCATACTCATACAGAAAGCACCAAACTCTCCCTGGATACAGATAGTAGAAGAATGACAACCATTTCAATAAAAGAAGACCCTCAGACCGCATCTGGGTACCAGGCAACGGTGGGGCTTATGATACTCTTGTCTCTGAGTTCTCTTGTGGGATTCGTACTTGTGTACCTTATGTATCTCGGTGGAAACATGCAGTGGTTTCCCGGAGCACCGTTTGTAAATATGGAAAACTATAAAACGGAACTCCTGAAGAATGCGATTCACGGCACACAGGGGTTCCTGACAATGTATGCTCCTATATTTGCGTGTATCATCGTAAGTTTCGTGTTGGTAACCAGGTTGCCGGTGATTTTAGGAAATGAGAAGAAGAGGGAAGACCTCTACAAGATGCTGTGGCACGGTGTGATCCCAATCGGGACGGTGACGTTCTTTGCCCTGTTAGTATTCAGGTTCCTTGGCGGTAGATTTATGAATATGGAATGGGTATCCTCAGGCATGCTTATGTTTATTCTGGTAATCGCGGGTGTTATATTTACGGGTATTGGATTCAAGGCGGTGCTCAATGTTCCGAAACCATCTGCTCAATAGATATACAATAGATATACAATAGAATAGTAATGGCGGTATCATCCAATCTTATGGCACCCATCCTGGTAAGCTGCATCGTGTGGCTTCTGGTCGCCGCGATGTTAATCTTCCCGGTTGCGCTCAGCTCAGCGGCAAGGGGGAATGCGATTATGATCGGCGTGATGCTGATATTAACCCTTGTGAACATTGTGATGTTCCTTGTATAACCACGTAGGTAGCCTAATCGTTATCCCACGAGGATGATTAGTTATGGAGGTTGTGAAGAAGAATCCCCCGAATATTCTATTGCGAGGATGTACCAGGTCGGAAGAAGCGACCCGCTACATTCATACGGCTATCCTTGATAAATCTTCAAGCAGTGTTCGTCCCAGAGAAGAAGAAATATCAATCCCGGGATTCAGTGCTTCAAAATCGGCCAAGATATTGCGCTGGCCATGGGGTATTCAAATCTGGGTTACTCCATATCGGACTCGGTCAGATAAATGGTGGGATACCCTGTTATCGCTGCTGTCTACGCGGTCGGCAATCACGGATGCATCGTCGGTTGTTTCGGTCAAGATTATCCTTCTGTGCGCGGTTGACACAGCACCGAGCCAGATCCAGATGGTATTCCGAGCCAGGCTCGAGGATGATTATCAGACCGCGCGCTATATCTTAACGTGTGCTGCTGACACGTACCTTGAGCGCTCTCTAGAAAGCCGCTGTGTCGTAATGCTGCCAACAAAAGAAGACCGGTGGGATGATGCTGTCCTGTACCTAGATGCTCCCTCGGATGGTATCGTTTCGTGGAGTCAGGTGAAAAACGCGTGGCTTGCGGACATTCCAGCGTTTCGTGTACTTGATGCAATATTTGAGCCACAGCTGTCATTCTATGCGCCAAGGTCTACAAACCGCAAATCAATCACACTTGCGTGGTGTAGGTACGCAGACTTGCTTAAGTCTTGCTATCAGGAGATAACAATACTAAGACAGGCTTGGGAATGGATCCAGGTACATCACAAGACACACAAAAAAGAAAGAGCCCGTGGGAAATCCTCGGAGTAGAAAAGGGGTCTTCGTGGGAAGAAGTTCGCTCTGCCTTTTTGAAGAAAGCAAAGCGATTACATCCAGATAAGGGGGGGGATCAGCAGCGGTTCCAAGAGCTGAGGTCTGCGTATGAGTCACTCCGGGACGTTATGACGGATGACGTGGCAAATGGAACCGGCCAAGACAGTGTGTGGGAAGACCTGGAGAAGTGGGTTGACTGGGCGGGCAGGTGGGGAAAACGCCTTTTTCGAGGCGATACCCCAGCCGGAAAAGGAATCACACAGGCACCTGAGATTTTACGGATACGCGTACCATGGAAACTGCTTGAGGATCGGACACAGTCGGTGCGGATTGAATATGATGGGTGGCCGGTGTGTGTTCCGCTTGGGGGGACGGAGACGATTGGGGCGATTGGACTCCGGATACGACTTGTGCCGCAGGCGGAGTATAAGACTACTGATGAAAGTGGTAACGAGGTGATCCACAAGCTTACTGACGACGACCCTTGGATGACCGACGCTTGCTGGTTGTTCGACGTCCCTTCTTGTGCGACCGAGTTCCGCGTTTGCGGCGGCGAGTGGACGGACGCTTCCGGTGACTACGGTCGCGGTGTTTCTTGGAGGCACGCTTCTTAACTCCATGTCGTCGTTTTATTGTTGTTCGCTTTCTTCGGCGTAACCCACTGCCCTTTTCGTTGGGAACTTTAACGGGAACTTTAACCGTATCCGCAGTTATCCCAGTGGAAGCACTACTAGATGAATCATCACCATCTTTTTCACCCTCTTTTTCACCCTCTTCAGGTACGATGGGTAAACCATAAATACCACCAGTTCCCCCATAATGTGGCATTTGTTCTCTATCCCCTCTGTTTAGTTCGGCCATTCTATATTATAAGAAGATGTAATACAACTTCGTTATAGTAAACTAAACTCAAATTTAATGGCGGTGGCGTCTGGAAGACATATGACAATTCTGTGGTGGCTACGGGTGCGCTTCTTGGTACCGTGCTTTACCAGTAAGAGGTACACGGTCAGTCATTCCACTTATATGTAAAAACCATCTCCATTAGAGTAAAATCAAACGAGTGAATCGTTTATGTTCAGGCCTTGACGAACAGGTGGTTCATCTTGCCGTTGAGGTTGAAATACGTGAGGGGCTCGTCCTTGATCTCGTCCACGTTAAGGCGGAGAAGGCGGGTGAGGTTGTTGTCCGGGCGGATCTCGCGGCGGTCGGAGGGGTTCTGAAGGTCGTGCGCCTTGATGTAGTCACGGATGCTCTTGCCAACATCGGTGCGGCTCACGAGGGTACCGGTGGGCTTGTCCATGAACTCACAGAGCTCGTCCGTGACGGCAACCGGCTTCTGGAAGCCGCTGTTGGGGCTCGCCTTGCGCTTGGGGCGCTTTCCCTTGATGGCCTTGCGGACGTACTTGACGGCCTTCTTTACGGTGGCCTCAACCGACGAGAGGACGGCCTTGTTTGCCTCGCGAAGACGGACGTTCTCGGCCTTGAGGGTGTCTACAACACTAGTCAGCTCACCGATGAGCTCGTTCGCCTCCACGAGAGCAGGCGACGCCTCAACAGGGGCGGCGTCCGTAGTGGCAGGCGCGGTGCTGCGCTCATTCTCCTTCTGAGAAGGAGCGGGGGTGGCGGTGGCGGCAGGGGTGGCGGTGGCGGCAGGGGCGGCATCCTTCTTCGTCGTCGTGCGGCGTACTCGGCGGGTGGTCTTCGTAGCGGGCATAGTAGTGTCTGTTTGAGTTGAGGTCTTTCGGGGCATGATTTAAACGCGTTCGGATTCTGTATACTCGTAACGCGAGTGCTCCTTAGGCCGATTCATCTCATTCGAAGAACCGGGCCCACGAGAACTCCTCGCCGAGGTACCCGCCTTCCACAAACGATCCGATCAGTACAATCGCAAACGATTTCCGATTCTCTTCGGTGGATACGTCCCCAAACTGACAAAGTGCCGTATATGTCATTACCAGTATAGCACCCATCGCCTTGTACATTACATTTGCAAGGTCCAAGAGTCCTATGTTTTCAGCATTTGGTCGGCCACGTAGTGACCCAATCGTATCGCGTATGTTACCAAGTGTTGTCGGGAGAATCCCATTCCGCAACTGGTTGTGTGCCCGACGAAGCCTTGATCGTGTGGTGCTGTTCGCCGGGGGACGGCGTCCTCGCGCAAGATTCGTAATAATAGATGTGACCGCATCGTAGTTTGTGCCTATCTCTAGAGCATTCACCAGGGGATACAGATGGGTCCTTATGTACGCAAGAACGTCCACGATATACTGGTTTGTAACACCCTCGTTCAACGAACGCCTCAGGAGAGCCACCATCTCTCGGATAGGATTGGCAAATAGGGTATCGTGTGTGTAGAAATCCAGCTCACGCACTGCTTCAGATACCGCATCGGCTGCTGGGTACAGGGTTTCTAGGTTGCGAATGGCAGACGGTATGTCATATGAACCTGGTACGCCTAGTGAGTTTGGTGAACCACGTGAGTTTACAAATGGAGACACGATATGTATAGAATCAACCAGGGAAGCCGATGACCCCGCATTGCGCGGGTTTACAAGGGTATCCTCGTGGTCATCCTCCGACGTACCACGCCGGCGAGAGCCGAGTCTGAAGTTTGGCTGACGAACCGCGAGAGTACGGTGGACGAGTGACGGGGATGTCAGGTTACCACGGGTTCCGTACAGAGGGGCAAGCTTGAATATCTTGGTATATTCATTGCAGCGGCGAACCACATCATACGTGAGACTCTCCCGGGTAAACGGATTCAAGACTCCGCTGAGTCTTTCTCCGGGGCGGTGGCTGCCTCGGAGGAGTGCTGATTTATGCGCCGAACGGAGTTTTCTCCGCAGGAAATCAATAAGCATTTTTACGTCACATCCGTATATCTTAGAAGAGCCTCCGCTATAGGGCTCACGCCACGTGATTAGTTGTGTTTGGGGTATATCAACGAGGTCTTCAAGGGAATAGGGACATTCGTCGTTTACGCATTTTCCAACCGGGATGCCGGGTCCACAAAGCCGACGAATCTTGTTTTTAATATAAACCCGAATGTGTTTTTGGATTGCGGTGATTCCTCGTATAATGCGATTCTTACGCGTATTATACGAATACGCAATAGACAGCACATCGAGGAGCTTCGCGAGATTCGCTGTCTTGGGGATCTTATAATGTAGCTCTCTGAGTGTATAATACAGCGCGTCTTTCCGGATGATGGTCATCGCATTCTTTCGCTCTTCAAACAGCAAAAAACGGAGGAGTTGGTTCTGAGTTACACGGCGTGGTCCCTGTATTTTCTCCTTTGTAATTTTGGTCTTTCGTGATACTTTATACTTTCGGCCGGTTCTCGTTGGTGCGGGCGGAGGATTCGCGGCCGTGTCATTCCTATCATTGATTGGTGTGTGAAATGGGTCACGGTTTTGGAAAATACCATTCCGTCTAGCCCTGGGAGGTGTGTTCATAGTGTTACTATTATAACCACGGATGGTTGGTTAAGGCACTTCCATGGGGTGACGACCACCGGTGCGCACGAATTGACGCGGCGTGGTGTGTGGGCCTAAAGACAACACAACTAACACCAGTACAGCAGATACAAAACAGAAGCAATGGCTTTCGTAATCACCCGAGACAATGGTCGCAGCATCAAGACAGAATTTAACCCAGAGAAGATTGGTTTCCGCCCCCCGCGCGTACTTGACCACGGCGGGAAGATTATCGGAATCTCGTACGATGGAAATCCACTCTACCTGCAGCTACCCGAGATGGTCTGTCCGTATGGAACCAATGTATACACTGACCCCGCGGGCCCGGCACCTCCGAAGTATTCGCTTGACTTCTCCTTTCGTGGGGAGGAGGACAGTGAGCGTCTTGCGCGGTTCCATTCGCAGATGGAGCGACTAGAGGAGGTTCTCGTAGAGCGGGCGGTGGAGAACAGCGTGGCGTGGTTCAAGAAGAAGCAGAGCAAGGAGGTTATCCAGGCGTTCTTTACCCCTCTTCTGAAGCGTAGCGTAGACAAGGAGACGCGTGAGCCGGATAGGAAGTATCCTGATACGTTCAAGGTGAAGCTCAATGTGCGCAATGATGAGTTTGAGTGTAAGGTGTTTGACGCCGACAACGAGATGCTTGACGAGCCGCTTGATACCCTGATTGTGAAGGGCACGCAGGCTACGGCACTCGTTCAGCCGTCGTTCATCTGGTTTGCTGGTGGAAAGTTTGGTATGACGACGAAGGCGGTACAGATGCGCGTCAAGGTTCCTGCTCGCATTGGGAACACGTGCGTGATGGTGGATGACGAGGAGGACACCTCCAATGAGTATGCCGCGACGATGCAGGCAATGGGCGGTTCTGGCCCGATGCTTGTAGACGACGAGGATGATGCTGGTGAGGAGGGGGAGGAGGAGACGGAGGTACCGGAGCCTGCACCTGCTGCTAAGCCCAAGCGTCGTCGCGCACGCAAGTCTGCTGCTGAGACGGAGGATTAGACACACATAGCCCTTACCAATCACTCTATATTTTCATATCATATACAATGTATATGAGTATAAAAAGAAAACACACCCTTGGTCACATAGGGTTCTTCGTGGGTACTCAGTCTTCGTAGATACTCAGTCTTCGTGGGTCGGATTCAGCCATTTGCGGGTCTGTCGGAATATCGTGGCACCTACGTTTTTGATATACCCTTCAAAGAACCGAAACGATTGAAGCGGGTCCCAGAGAATATGCTGCATCGGAGAAATCATAGGGTGTGATTCCCAGGTGTCGTTCGATTGTACGATTGAAACCGCCCAAACAAGCGCGCGCGCTACGCACAACAGGAAGGTATACCATCCAGCCCACTGTAGATTATACACTGGCTGACCAGGTTGCCAGAGCGTAAACGCAACTAGAAAGATGCCGATTCCAAATACAGCATACTCTGGGGATACGCGGGGGACACCATACATAGCATAGCGGGCATGACAAACAAGGAGTATGTATAGCCACAGGCTGTATGCTCCGATGGGACCCAGTCCCGTAAGACTCGTAACCATCACCATCCCCATGGCGACCTGAAACGGGGTAATGACCGCGATAACCAGCCGTGTTGCGGAAGAACGATGCAGCATCGGGGTGTCGTATAACAGTGCTTTTGTTTCGGGCTGGTTCTGGATACCAACCCACTCGATGATCTCTTCAGAACACACAAAGAATACACTAAGGCACATAACGACGCCTAGGAATACTCCGATATCATATGGGACAACATCAGTAGAATCCGGGAAGGGATACCTTGTCATTATAAATCGTATGTGTCACCCAGGACATATCATATTACCGTGTCAATTTGGGGGAAGATGGATGTAAAGCGGGCCCGGTGGTGCGTGGGCCTAAGGGCTTGCGGTGTATTATGTTTGTGGTGGTAGAGTGCCTCCGTAGCTCAGTTGGTTTAGAGCGCCGGACTTTTAATCCGGTGGTCGCGGGTTCGAGCCCCGCCGGTGGCTTTTAGATAGTGTGCCAGAGTGGTTAATGGGATGGTCTTGAAAACCATTGGACGTTGTCCTCGCAGGTTCGAATCCTGTCACTATCATTTTTTATGTGTGGTCCAGTGGTTAGGATTCCAGTTTTTCACACCGGCAGCCCGGGTTCGATCCCCGGCACGGAAACATTTTTTGGGAACAATGGTTCCCATCGCTTCTTTGAAAGAAGTGTCTTGTATCTCTACAGTGCCTCCGTAGCTCAGTTGGTCAGAGCATCGGACTCTTAATCCGGGAGTCGCGGGTTCGAACCCCGCCGGTGGCTTTTAGATAGTGTGCCAGAGTGGTTAATGGGTCAGCCTGCTAAGCTGATGGGCTCTGCCCTCGCAGGTTCGAATCCTGTCACTATCATTTTGGGAATCGTACATTTCCCAATGCTTCTTCATAAGGGGCAATCCATATGACACCTTGGTGTAATGGTAATCACATCAGACTTTGAATCTGAAAATCCGGGTTCGAGTCCCGGGGGGTGTCTTAAGAATCTCCATCTGGTTCGTTATCAGATGGCAATTCTACCTGAATAGAGTATCACGTTTGCGATATTGGCAATGATATGAAGACACACGTGAGCAGTCGTTGACTGCAAGAGCATACCACGAATATACACCATCTTTCCCGCTTCATAAAAGAGTACCGCAACCAGAGTGGTGATATAGTACGTAATCCCGTTTTCAGCGTATGCTGCTATAATAAGATTTATAACCAGTGCAACCTGAACCACCGTGATATCAAGGGTACGCCGCCACGAATAGTCAGGTTTGTACCAGTACAGAACTGATGAAAGGAATACCATAAACGGAACACACGCCATCCCATAATATCCACGATATATCGCATACGCGACGGACGGTATGTTTGAGTATGATGTCACGTATAGCATACGTGCGTAGTTTGGGGGAAGAACACATCCATCGTACATTGTATGATAGGTATAAACAGGGAAACGGTATGGTTTCAATTACTTGAATGAGATCGTAATCTCTTCGTGTGTACGATTCATCTTGCGGGTTGCTGACTGGCTTATCTCTCCCCGGCGCTTTCTTCTACCAGTTCGTGAACGCTCTCCGGTGTCATTTTCATCCCTCTCGCGTGCCGCAAGAACCATATCAGACTCAATATCTGCGATGTGGGTGGTTGCCCATTGGAGTACATCGTTCTGGATGACCCAGCGGAAGAAGTTCGCTTGCCCGACGGTTGTCTCGGTCGTGTTCCCCTCCTGGTCTGTAATGCATACTCTCTCGTTGCGACAGAATGGATCAAAGTATCGCTTATTGTATGCTCGGAGCTGTGCCTTGTAACTCAGATAGACATTGAAGCATCGCATTGTGTGCGTGTGATAATACACGTTTTGTTTTTTAGCATAGTTTGTCACGAACCATTCCATCAGGCGCAGACTTACCGGACCGTCTCCGTTAATCATCTCGGTAAATATCTTGTGAATCTCTGGTTCGTTGTAATATCTTACGAGACTGTGGAGAAGCATATCTTGTTTTCTCTGCATACTCTTCTATGTACCTATCTTGTAAACCAGTCACCTCGTTTAGACCAAACCAAACGCGTCAGGATAATAGAGCGTATTGTGCTGGGTGAGAGGGTATCGTAGTATGTGGTATGTTGTAGTCCGGGAGGATACGAACCGTGTTGGTATCTGTATCCGCGAGTGACCCCCTCATGCTGAGCCTCTGGCTTTCACTGGATGTGATGGGGATGCTTCTCATACCGTACATTACTCCTCCAATCGCAATGATTATACACACAACAACTCCACCCAGTACCCAGCCAACTGGGTCAGCAGACAAAGAGACTACGCTGGACCTCTCACTGAGCAAGACACCACCCACAAAGTACGCAACCAGCAAACCAGCCAGCCAGAGATACCCACGACCATTCATATCCATCTCACGGCAGAACGTGGAATGATGCCTGTCTGTATAACACCTTGGTAGAATACTAACCAGGGCCGCGTATCCAGCCAGTGTCACGATGGCAATCCACGCGTTTATAGGATGCAATCTTTCCCCAGTATACAATGCCAGCCTCAGCGTCACAAGAAGGCTAATAATGAGCGTTGTACCTCCCAGTATTCCGTCATGAACCGTCTTGCTAAGAACATACGAAGCCAGTGTACCAGCTAGAATTATTACGTGACGAGATACCATCTAATCTACGCATTACTGAAATATACAACTATGGCGGCTGTTATGATCCCCACATTTCCCGACTGCGAGATACAACTCGTGGCAGCAGAGAACAACGACGGCAGCGTACCGGATTTAGTACTACAGTATACGAGTATTCAGAAAGTAGTATCCATAGAAGGCATCGTGAATCCAATGGGGGAGATTTGGTATGAGTGGATCTGCTCTAGTATTCTATACGGAGACTATCCATTTTATATGAAGGGATTCACAGAGAATGGAAGGGACATCGTGCGGATCATCGTATCGCTAGAATCGTTTTACAAGGTGATTCGGAACAACCCGTATTTTATAGAATCATCATTGGAGGTTATGACAAATGATTCTACGGGAATACCGACTTGGTGTGCACACGTAGACTGGTATAAATGTTCTAAACCCACCCGTGCGTGTA